GCGGCCGAAGCCGCCAGCGCCGCGGCCATCCGCATGGAGACCGCCGATGCCGAAGCCGAACGCCGCAACCTTGTCGATCGTGAGTGGCTTGCTGCTGTCAACGGCGTTGCCGGCCTGCGCCCACCGACCCGCTGATCCGCCGGCCGCGGTGCCGGTTGCCGTTGCGGTCGAACGGCCGCTGCCGCCTGCCGACCTGATGGCCTGCGCAGAGCGGCCTGCCGGCCTCCCCGAAGATGCGTCGCTGATCGCGCAGATCCCGACGGCGATCCGCGCCGGCATCATCCGCATGGCCCGCGCATTCCGTGCAAATGCCGAGGGCAAGGACCGCCTGGTCAACTGGCTGGCAGCGGACAGCTGCCCGGTCCCGGGAAAGGCGGTCCGATGAAAAAGCTCGAAACCTTACGCGCCCACCTGATCGCATCTGTTCCCACAATCAGGAACAGCCCGGAGAAGATGGAGATTTTCGTCGATAAGGGGGACGTCGCGGTGCGCGCTGGCTCGCTGTCGTTCGAATATTCCTACACGGCTTCGATCTGGGTGCAAGACCATGCCGGCAGCGTCGACAGTTTGTTGGTGCCGATCTTGGCATGGATCGCTGCCAACCAGCCTGACCTGTTCGAGAAGGGCGAGCGCAAGCCGTTCACCTTCGAAAGCGAGCTGCTCGATGCCGAGACGTGCGACATCACTATCACGCTTGAGCTGACGGAGCTGGTGCGCGTCGAACAGCAGGCGAGGGGCCTAAAGGTCACGCATCTGCCCGAGCCGGTCCTGCTCGATCAGTTTGCCGGCGTTCCGACCGGCACCGCCCTATGGGCCGGACTGATCGACGACGCAGCCGGCAGTGTAGAGCTCGTCACGCGATGACCGACTTCGAACCGATCGAGCAGCTCTGCCGCGATCTGCTGCTGCGCACCGCCGCGCCCGAGCGCGCGCGGCTGATGCGTTCGATCGGCCGCGAGATCCGCAAGAACCAGTCCGATCGTATCGCTGCCCAGCGCGATCCGGACGGCGCGGCATTCGCTCCGCGGCGTCCCAAACCCGATCGTGGCGGGAAGAAAGGCCGACTGCGCCAAGCCAAGATGTTTCGCAAACTCCGTATGGCCAAGAGCCTCAAGGGTGGCGGCAACGCCGATGAGGCATGGGTCGGCTTCGGTGGGCGCGCGTCTCGGATCGCTAGGATCCATCAGGAGGGATTGGCGGATGCACCAGCCCCCGGTCAACAAAGGGTTCGCTACGCGAAACGTGTGCTGCTTGGCCTGACCGAGACCGAGCGGCAGCGCATTCTCGACCTTATTCTCACACAGGTCACACCGCGCTGATCTTGTAGAAAGCGTTTCTACAAGAACGCGCCATAGCCATCGCGTCGTACGCACGACGACATGGCCCGACCATGGCCGCCACATCCAGCTCTACCACCGTCGACTTATCCCGCCTGACCGCACCGGTTATCGTCGAGCAGAAGGCGTATGAGACGATCGTTACCGAAATGGTGGCACAGATGCGCGGGCTGCTGCCAAGCTTCGACGCGACCGTCGATAGCGACCCGGCGGTCAAGGTGCTGCAGATCGCAGCATACCGCGAGTTGCTGATCCGCAGAGAGTTTCAAGATGGCGGCGAACAACTCATGGTCGCGTTTGCGACCAAAGAACGTCTCGACCACCTCGGCGCACTCGTCGGCGTCGCCCGCCTAATTGTCACGCCGGGCAACGCCGCAACGGGCGCAGCCGCGGTTTACGAGGATGACGACACCTATCGGCAGCGCATCGTTCTCGCCCCCGAGGGCTTCTCGGTCGCGGGACCGGAACTCGCCTATGTGAAGCACGCCAAGGATGCGACCGGTGACGTGTCCGATGCGAGCGCGATTTCCCCGGCGCCCGGCGAGGTGCTCGTATCGATCCTGTCGGCGAATGGCGACGGCACCGCGCCTGCTGCGCTTCTGGATGCGGTCGCGGCGATCGTCACCCATCCGGCAATCCGCCCGTTAGGCGACCGCGTTACGGTCGCGTCCGCGAGCATCATCAGTTTTGCGATCGTCGCCAGCCTGGTCACCTTTGCTGGTCCCGATACATCGCTGGTGCTCGCCACGGCAGGCGAGAAGCTCGACGCGTATCTGGCGTTCAACCGAAAGCTTGGCCGCGATATCACCACCTCGGGCATCATCGCCGCGTTGACGGTAGAGGGGGTGCACAAGGTCCAGCTCGACACCCCCGTTGCGGACATCGCCTGCACGCTGACCGACGCTGCACATTGCACCGGTATCGAGATTATGCATCGCGGCTATGCGTCCTAGTCTTCTTCCTCCCAATGCGAAGCCGCTCGAACGCGCGCTCGAAGCGGCAACCGCGGGCATCGCCGACGTTGACGCGCCGATCGCGCGGCTCTGGAATCCCGCTACCATCCCAACCGACGATCTGCCGTTTCTCGCCTGGGCCTTTTCGGTCGACAGCTGGGACGCCGATTGGCCGGAAACCATGAAGCGCAAGGCGGTTGCCGAATCGATCGCGCTTCACCGCGTCAAGGGCACGCGCGCCTCGGTGGAAGCCGTCCTCGCACGCTTCGACGAACTGCTGACCGTGATCGAATGGCATGAGGCCAGACCTAGCGCAGCCCCCAACACGTTCGACGTGATGCTCCCTGTAGTGACCGCGCCGGGCGAGGCGCCGGGCGGTACACGGTCGACCGCGGCCTTTGCCGAGGCGATCATCCGCGACGTCGCCAAGGTAAAGCCGCTGCGCGAGCATATGACGCTCGTCCAGAACCTTGCGCTTGAGGCTGGCATCGGCCTGTTCGGGGCTGCTCGACTGACCAGCTACACACGCCGCGACCTGGCGCTCGACATCGACACCGCGCCCGAATGGGAATTCTATCTCCAGACCGAAATCGGCGAACCGATCCAGGCGGAAGCGGGCAGCATTCTGGACACCGCCGTATGACGCCTGCGCTTACCATCACCATGACCAATGCCGGCCTCGCCCGGTTCACCGCCGCGCAGCTCGGTGACGGCATCGATCTGGCAATCTCGACGATTGCGCTGACCGATGCAGACTTCGTCGTTGCGCCGACGCTTGAAGCATTGCCCGGCGAATTCCGGCGGATCGATACGATCTCCGGCAAATCCGTCGGGGACAATGTCGTTCACCTGACGATGCGTGACGATGCTAGGATAGGCTATACGGCACGCGGCTTCGGACTGTTCCTTGCCGATGGAACGCTGTTTGCCGCTTACGGCCAGCCGGATCGCCTCTTCGAAAAATCGCCGCTTACCACCTTTCTAGCTGCGATCGACCTTGCCTTCCCGACCCCCGAAATCGACCGCTTAGTTTTCGGCAATACGGACTTTCTCAATCCGCCGGCGACGACTGACACCAAGGGCGTCGTCGAACTGGCGACACAGGCTGAAGCCGATGCCGGCATCGATCCGCATCGCGTACCGCCGGTATCGGTGCTGAAAGCGTCGATCGCGGCAGCAATCGCCACATTCTCGGCCGTCGTCGATCAGCGCATCGCCGTTCTTGCCGCATCGATCGGTCAGGCGTTCGACGGCTTGGCGGCACGAACGACGTTCGGATCCGGATTGATTAAGGGGGGCGGTCGTAATGATATCAGCCGGACGCTGACAGTCGATGCGGCGAGCGGCACAGACACGCGGAGCGGCGCGCGCGCGGATCTCGCTGTCACGCCGGCCGGGCTCGCCGCGGCCGGCGCGGTCTATGTCGTGGCACAAAGCCTGGCCGGCGATGGCGGCTATCGCGTTTGGAGCGATGGGCTGAAGGAATGCTGGGGTGCGATTGCCGTCGGCGCGAGTGCGACCGCGCGGGTCAACGTGCCGGTCGCGCATACCTCATTTTTGGCGCCAGCCGGTTCGGCAGGAGCGATCGCTCAGGACGAGCAGATGCTCGGCGTTCTGAACCTGACGCTGAGCGGCTTCGACGTCCAAAACCGCAATCCACAGTCAGCGACTTATCACTGGCACACGAAGGGCGTCTGACATGGCAAAAATCTCGGCTCTTCAGCTTGCTAGCCAGGTAACTGGCGACGAGCATCTGCCCATCGTCCAAGACGGCGACACCAAGCGCATGACGCTGTCCGCCCTGCGCGCGCATATCGTGCCCTTCCTGCAGAACTGGTATCGCGGAGACGCAGGTCCGACCGGTCCTGCCAACAGCACATTTACCAGCCTTGATGCCATGAAGGCGGCACCTGCGGCGAACCGGACCTACAACCTTGCCGCCGAATCCGGCGGTGACGGCGGGTTCGACAACGGCCCGTTCGAATATCGCGCCGGCGACTATTCCGGCCGCGCCGATGTCGTGCCGCTCAATGGCGTTCCCTTGACACGGGGCGCTCTCGTGCGGCCGAACGCCTCGGCATTGGGCTTCGTCCATGCGGGCGGCATTCCGCGCAGCATGGAAGACAAGGGGCGCGAGACCGTGTCGGTTCTGGATTTCGGCGCAAAGGGCGACGGGATCACCGACGACACTGCTGCATTCGACCGCGCGATTGCCACCGGCAAAAAGGTTGTCGTGCCCTATCGTGCTGCCGGCTATGCCGTCAGCGGCATCAGGGTCGTGGATAACATGCATGTCGTCGGCGAAAAGGTCGGCATGTCGCTCGCACCCATGCTGATCGTCACCAAGTCCAAGACTGCGGCCTTCTACAACAATGCCGGCGACAACGTCTTTCACTGCACGTTCGAGAATATGTCCTGCAGGGCCGCGCCCGGTGTCAAAGGCGCCGCATTCTATGCGCAGTCCACCCAGACATTCTATTCAGCATATTTCACGTTCCGAAACATTGAGACCTATAAAAACCTGAAGATCAGCTACAGTGGGCTTTGGATTTTTGCCCTGTGGGACCGCATCCGCGACGGCTATATCGGTCAGTCGGACGACACGGAGCATAGCTGCATCGTTGCTCTGGCTGGCTCCTACGGCCAGACGAACCAGCAGAACATCGTGCGGATCAAGGACTCGATGATCTTCGGCGCGTTCGGCGGTGCCGCAGCAATCATCGGTTCCTACGGTGTCCTCTGGGCGATCGACAATACCGACTTCGAAGGTCTGCAGACCCGCGCACTGGTCGCGCACAATCTGTTCCAGGTGCGGTTCACGCATTGCTGGTTCGAGGCCATCAGCGCACCATCGCTCGTCCACGTCGGTGTCTATCCATCGACCCTAGCGGCCTCGACGGTGACGTTCGAACACTGCAATTTTGTTTTGACCGGCAGCGCGCCAAAGCTGGTGACCATCGATAATCCAAGCACTGCCCGGTTCCGGAACTGCCTTTTCAATCTTGTGCCGAACGGCATGGTATTTGCCGACGCACCGCGCCTTATCGATATCGACGATACCAACACGGTCGCTGGTGGACCCGGCGCTTCTGGTTTGCTTACCGGAATTGCCGGACCGTTTCCGATGCTGATCGGAACACAGTTCGTCGATGTGAAACGGCTCCGCGGCATCGGCGGTCTTGCCAACATCGTCGGATATAATCCGGACGGCGGAACGCCCGCCGCCTGGACGCGGCGCGTCATGGGAAGCGCTCTGACCGCCCTCGGATCGGATGATGACCCTGGCGGTCTCCGTGCCGTGTTTCACGTCGATGGCGACTTTCTGCAGATGAAAGTTACCGTCGGATCTGTGCTCGTCACGGTCGATTGAGGGGCAGTGCGGTGACCAAGGAAGAATTGCTGTTCGCCTTATACGAAAGCACCACCAAGCTGCCCGGCGGATCGATGGGAGGCGGCACACGAATCGCGGCGACGGGGTTCATCGACACTGTCCGAGACGGTGACGTGTCGACGATTAGCGCGGAAATCAGCGCAGCGTTAGCCGTAGCGAAGGGGCCTTATCGGGAATGGCTGCTCGGAGCCGCGCTCTTGTAGAATGTGTTTCTACAAGAGCGGCCTCTCGTCTCGGCGAACGTCCCGCGCATGGTCGCAAACATGGCCGATCCTGCCGATACCCAACGCCTCATTGGCGATCTTGTCCGAGAAGGCGTGGTCGTCGCGGTCGATTACGCCGCAGGCACCGCGCGCGTCGCGTTTGCCGACGAACTGACGACCGGCGACATTCCCTGGCTCGCGAGCCGCGCTGGTTCGACGAGAAGCTGGTTGCCGCCTAGCATCGGCGAACAGGTCATGGTTCTTGCTCCCGAAGCTGACACGGCGCGCGGCGTCATCATCGGGAG